CTTCACAAAATGCTTTCGAAGGATAACGATTAACGCGTCCCTTCATATGCGCTAACGCGGCCTTTGGAACCTCAGAAAGCTCATTGATATAGCATCCTGTCAATTCAAGAGATTTAATCTTTCTCACGTCTTCTGGGCGGTCTAGAGCAATGAACAATAACTCAAGCTCTACAATACCCTTCCCATCACTAAATGTATGCTCATAAGTCATAATTGGCTTTTGTCTTTTACGTACATCTCCAAGACCTTCAAACCAGGAAAGCCATGTGGCTAGTGTGGTAGTCTGAAGCTCACCTGAGGTGTTACGCACTATACCCCATCTACTTCTACGTCTGCCGCTATGCCATACTGGACTGTCACAAGCTCTTCTGACAATCTCTGTAGCTGCCCATGTTGACTTCCCACTTCCATAAGGACCCATGATAACTCTAACAAAGCTATCATCATGATGAGCAATAGCACCAGTTCTAGTCGGAACATAGATTTTATCTTCGTCATTAGCATGAATAATCATCCTTTTATTGTTGATTGTTATTTGGCGTTCCGTGCCTTTACGTCTTGACTCTTCAATGTTTTCAATGCGCCTAAGGAGCGCTGATGCTGACATCATTTTTTAATATCTACCTCTAAATTTTCAAGTTGCTCTGGAAGTCTCTTATCGTTTGACATGCCCCATAAACACTCACAAGTATTACAGATACAAAGATAGTCAATCTTCTCTAAGTCTAAACCTCTATTCTTGCTAAGATTTGGCTTTATCATGAGGTCCTCTGAAGTACAGGTAGGACAATTAATTTTATTTAAGAGAACAACATTGCTCACTTCTCTAATACCTGTCTCGGTGGTGTTGTCTTAAATGGCGCACGCTTATAAATGTCTCGTAAGTGTTCTTGGGTCGTATAGCGCGCACCACACTTGATGCATTCTCGTCTACGATAGATTTGATTATTTGGTTCATCGTTGGTTGTCCTAACGACCCTCGAACTCGGATAGCCACACACTCTACATTCCATTATTTACGCACTCCTCTTAAAGTTTTAAGCATATGAGAATGCGATGATAAGCTTGAACGCTTTTTTATCTTCTTCGTTGATTCAATAGAATAAGTGTCTTCTGATTCAAAATCATACGATGGTGATGTCACTGGGTCGCGCTTCTTGCGCATCTTTTCTACCCAGCTATTCGGGATAACTGGCATAAATGTCCTTATGTTTTACTTGTGCAACTTCTTCAATGTCTCGGCTAATCGAGCGCGTTTACCTTCCTTTCCTGGCTTCTTGGCAGCAGCTTCCAGTTTCTTTGCAGGTATCTTTTCGCCTTTCTTGACATGCAGTTCAGCACGTAATGCACCAGGATGTTTGATTGCTTTTTGAATGAAGTTCTTTGCCATTATTAAATCCCTCTAATGTAATAACACCTTTGTGTAACTTTTTGTGACACATACAACATAACACTGCAATATTATCTAGTTCATTATTAAGTGGATCATTATCTTTATGATGCAAATCCAAACAAAAATCATATTCACAATAGCCACATACATCACATATTTTTTCTTTATGTAAGAACACATATTTTCTTAATACACGACTACTTTGTGATCCTCTTTTAAGTTTTGTTAGCGACCTACTTAATGCTCGTCTTTCTTTAGCATTAAGTCGATTAACATTACGGCAATCATGAGAACAAAACTTCTTTCTATAATCTCTTCTTGAAGGAGGCGCCTCAACTTCTTTGCCACAAGTCACACAATTAAAAATATATTTATCATATTGCTTATGATTCTGGCATTCTAAACTGCAAAATTTAGCCGTATCTTTTCTATAAAGAGGCACATAAAATTCTTTGCTACAAGCCTTGCATTTTATATTTACACCATTTCTTTTCTTCATAATGAAACTCAATTGCTTGCGCTTGTTTCATTATATCACTTTTTCTTCTTGCTTGTCTTTCTAGACTCAGCGTATGCAATTGCCACCGCTTGCTTAGGCTTCTTTCCACCCATCTTGATTTCTGTTTCAATATTCTGTTTAAACCCTTTGCTTCTGGCTTTTGCTCCTTTAACTAATGGCATATTAATCATCCTTAATAATAAAAGCCCCCAATGAAGGGGGCATGTTACTTAGTCAGCCTTAAGCATAATTATCTTAAGATAAGCTGAGTTTGTTTGTGCATTAGTGCCAAGAGAAGGCGCAGTCAGCACAACATTAGCTGTTGATGTATTAGCAAGTTCTAACACATCGCCCTTATCACAGTGGACAAATACGTCAGCAACAATTTCATTGGCCTTTTGTTCAGGTGATAATGTCATATTAGCAAACGTAGATCCTGGTACTATCACGCCGTTTTTGAACAGCGATAATGTCCATACAGGCAATGGGCTAGCTATTGGATTAAGCGAGCCGCAAAGACCAGTATAAACGTCATACCATCCAGCACGGTTAATAGTAAGCTTGCCATTAGCGCCGGCCGTGCTTACGTCTATATTAGCCGTAGCAAAGATGGTGTTTTCAAGTAACACCACTTGTCCGGCCATATTAGCACCAGGAGATGCGCTCAAGTCTTGAGTTTGTACAGAATAAATTTCTGCAAACTCAGGGTCTGGGCACTTGCATTCATGATGTCCGTCTTCGCCAAAACAAGCGACACAAGAACCAGGTATCCCTTGTGGTCCTTGAATCCCTTGAGGGCCTTGAAGACCGTCTTGGCCTCTAGGACCTTGAACGCCTTGTTGTCCTTGCTCACCGCGCATTGATTGGCAGCAACCGCATTTGTCATGCTTATCATGCATATCCATTTCTATTTTCCTTTTAGAGAACTACATAAACTGCTATTTATATCGCCGTTAAATCTAAGTCTACTTCTACAACACCTCTACAACTTAGATTAGGCAAAGCAGAATATTATCCTCTAAAAAGCAAATCATTCTTGCCGTAGTTAGCCATGGATTGTTCCGGCAGGTTTCTTCCTGCTTCTTGTTGAGCAAGTTCTCTAGCTTGTTGCAGAGTACCTCGCTCAAGATAGATATTGTTTCGGGTTCTTAAGTATCCATCAGGTTTTTGTGACACGTATTTAGCGCCCATAATAATCTCCCTAGTAAGCACAATCCTTTTTCATAGTCTTCTTCATCCCTTTCTTTTCACTCATCTTCATCTTCTTGTCCAGTCGGGATGCCATTTTTCTCTTTTCTGATGCTTTCATCTTTAGAGCCTCCGTGTTCTATACTATCAATACGTTTATTTAATTCGCCAAGTAGCGCATTATTGCCATAGTGCCTATTCCATCTGCGCTCAAGTAACCAAGCATCTGCTTGCCAGCGCTCAGGTTTAGCGGCAATCATATCGTTGTGTTCTCTAATCCTTTGCATTTCTGCTCTTTTTATTGCCTCAGAAAACGCAGTGTAGTCAGAATCAATACCTTCTGCTCTATGATCGCGCGCAGTCCTTAGCCAATCATAAAGCGTTTCCTCACAAATACCATTCGCCTCAGCGGCATACTCGTACGGAATACGATGCGCTATAGCATCAACGATTGCAGCACGTCTTTCTGGCGTGAACTTAGAAGGTCGTCCAATATTCTTTATTTCTACCTTTTTCTTGTTTGGAGCCTCTGACATTTCCGTTCCATTCTTACTTGTTCTTCTTGCGTAATACTAACATAATTGTGATTAGCAGCATAGCTTCAAGGCTATTTGAGGACGCAAGAATCTCTTTTATTTCATCCATCGCCATTCCATACCCTTCAAGTGCATCAAAAATCTCATTCACAAAGCTCATAACACATACAAAAGTTGGCACAGCTACAGCTACATGAGGCTTATCACGCATATATCTTTTCGTCTTTTTCATGACGCCCTCCACTTGTTTCATAGCTACTCCACTAACTCAAAATGTACTAAATCCCGTAAATGCTCATTATCGATATTATCGTCACGGTTCCAATCCCCTCCGAAACGCACGGAATGGCTCATTTTACCCTCTTCCTTCAACTTTTGAGCTATACCCAATACGAACCCAGCGAACCAATAAAATCTCTTGAAATTCGCCCATTGTACGGGGAATGGCGCTACATCGACTGCATTAGAAGGGGAATGGTTGTGTTTGCCTTTAGGCCACTGAAGCTGTGTCGCTCCATCGGCATAGGCTCTGTCTTGAGCTTCTTGGTTTCTATAGCCTTCTAAGACCGTGCAATCGAAGTGCTTAACCACCTCATAGAACAAGGCTTGCAAATCGGGATGACAGGTAGAAAGCTTTGAGAACGATTCCTGGCTAAACTTCGGCATGAATTCCTTTCCGTTCTTGTATATTTTTTTATCTTAGCACAAAGAAAGGCAGGTTAAAAAGGATTGATTGATGCAGAAATAAAAAACCCGCCTTGGGAGGGCGGGTAAAAAAAACTAACAAGGATGTCTCAAGGATGTTTGATGAACAAAATTAATTATTAAGGAGATAATTTTCAATTATTCTAATCGCATCACCACAACCATAACAGAAAAATGCGGCATAGCCAACACTTTTTACACATTCTTGGAATCTTTCTTGCGCAAGCCATGTTTCAGTCAATCTTTCCGAACGGGAGTACTTCTTGTTTCTTTTCATTTCCAGCCACAAGCCATGATGTTTTTTAGTAGGGTAATAAATAAACAAATCATTAGCCCCAGGCCTAAGTCCCATCTTGCAAGCATTGAATAAACCCACAGGAATCTTTACGCCATTTTTTACTATGACTTTCCTTTCTCCTTCATTGTCTATCTTGCAGTAAAAATTCTTAAGAACTGGGTTAAACGATAGCCATTTCACAAGAGCTCTTTGCTCCGCATTCTCATTCGCAATCTTTACGGCTAGTTTGGTCATAGAGATGTCAATATGTTTAAAGCTTCCTGTTCTGCAGCTCTGTCATACTCTTCCCTTGACTCACCCCAGTGACGTCTCTTTCTCGCATTTAAG